AAACCATCGTTCTAATGAAGACCACAACCCCGACAAGGGCGAGAATATATAGTTGTCTACTAAAACTGTCATTAGACCCATCCCTTCAGATTTGTATTCTGTTTGCAATTTAGTACAGTTGCAACAATGGGTTTCTGTCTAGCTATGTAGTGGATATCACCTCTGCTTAATCCTATGTCGGCTAGTTCATAATCAGACAGTCTCCCAAGCTCTCTCTCAGTTTGTCGTATTGCTGATTTAGTTTCGGCAATGGCTCCAAGTTTAGAGAAGAATCTTAGTATCGTCTGTATTAAGTCACTTATCGGACTCAGTAAGTAGTTGGCTTGTAGTAGTATTAATTGTGTCATGTTGTTTCCTCGTTTGACCAATATTGATTTTACGAGGACGCATTTCTTCTGGGACGCTATACTGCAAGTCTATTGCCAGAATACCATCTTGAATATCTGCTCCGTTTACTTTTACGTGTTCGGACAGCCTAAAGGTTCGTTTAAATTTCTTTGTCGAAATACCACGATGGATGAACTCTCTACCTTTAGAGACGTGTTCCCCTGTGATTGTTAAAGTTCTATCTTTAACCTCTACAGATATCTCATCCTGTGTAAACCCAGCCACAGCAAGTTCGATGAGGTATTGATCATCTCCATGCTTTATAACGTTATGTGGTGGGTAGTGGTCTTGAGCGTGTTTAGCAGTAAATTCTAGTTCGCTAAACAGATGGTCAAATCCAACAAAAGATGAACGTGGGAATAGTTGATGTAAGCCTGTCATGTGTATCTCCTTTGATCAAGCAAGATTATGTTATAGCCAGATTATCTGCACTACAACATTATTTATAACTTTTAATATAACACTAGTTATGCTATTTGTCAATACCTCATATGAAAAAACTGGCTCTGGGGGAAGGAGTCGAACCTTCAAAGCTTTCGCTACACGATAAACAGTCGTGCGTGTTTGCCAGTTTCACCACCCCAGATTATATTTTATATCGTTTCGATAGCTTGAAGGGCTGGTATCAGTCTAGTAATACCAATGCCGCCACCGACTCTAGGGAAGAAGTCGAACTTAAAGAACTTTTCTAGTTCTGCTTCAACTCTCTCTTTACCAAATAGTTCAAACAATAACTTTGAGTAAGCACCTTCGGTTATGCTGTAGAATGTATCTCGCATCATATCTACGTCACAACTACGTTCAGCACTACCGATTGTTTCCATGCCACCCAAGATGACATCAATCTTCTTACTGGTCTTTCCACCTTCATTTCTACTCATATTCCAGAAGGGGCTAGTCATCTCAGGGAAGTCTGTGATTAAGGTTGGTCCAAACTTTGCTTCCATATCAAGTTCATGTTGTGCGTCCATTTCAACATCAGAACCAATACCAAAGTGTGTCTGCCACTCAGCATATGTTTTTTCTGTAGGATCTTTGAACCCCATATATTCACACAACTCATATTCCATTGCCTTAAGATCATTTATATCTCCGGGCATTTCGAACTCAAACATTGGGAAGATTATGTCATGGCGTCCGGGGATTGCGTTTGGCTCTTGTCTATATGACGTGGAGACACAAAAAAAGCCCTGTGAAGAGGGCTTGGTAAGCAATTCATGCTCTAACCACATCTGGCCTGTTTGCGGAAGAGGCCACGTTTCCCCTGCATAATTATATGTTGCCACATTAAACGGGTCTTCACAGGCGGCTAGGATACTCAATCTATTCTGTGTGTGTACTTCTAAAAATCCTTTAGACAAAAAAAATGACCTTAAAAGGCCAACTGTGTCTGTAAATTTTTGGGGGTCTATTAGTTGCGTCATTATTTTTCCTTCATTACCTGACTCACATTGAGGTTATTTATACAAGTAAAACTACAAACTTACGTCCAACCAAAAGAAAAACCTACTCTCGAACTATCAGGTATTGCACAATGATAAACTCCCTTAGGCACATATACAAAATCTCCTTGAACTAATCTTCTAGAGAATGTAGATTTACTTGTCATAGCCTGTGTCTCATCATTATAGTCGCACCCATCCTCAAATATCTTCCAAGGCATAGATCCTTGTATCATAAAAAACAATACGTGCATTGGATCACAGTGAGGTGGAGATGCTTTAGCATTAGGACTAAATCCAGCATAACAATGGCAAGATACTCTGCCAGAATATCGGCGGGAAGATATATCGACACTATTGATCAGAGTTCCAATCGTATCCATAGTCTTTCTGACTATTGGAAAATCTTGAGGTAACACATCACAAAATATTTTATGAGGATCTCTTGCTCTTTTGTTACCATTAAGAAAAGATTTGTCGAAGTATGGTACTAAATCATTCCAATCAGGAAAAGCACTCTCTGGTATATTTGATAAACCATGAAGAGCTTTCCTGTTGGTTATGGCTTCTTTTAATCCCTCTGGAATCATTGCTGTTTATTCCCAATATTATACTTAGGACAAAGCTCCCATTCACTCTTCTCTTTAAAAGGAATAATCTTAATCAGACGCAGAGGAGCACAAGAATATTCAGCATCCTTTATTGCCCAATCAAGCAACCCCCAATCACTCAACAATGTAGCGATTGTGTTTCTGCGCTCTAAGTCGCTCTCTTCTAGATTAGCTTTCTTACCATCAAGCATGAATAGTTCTTTAAAGTGAACTATAAAGTATCTACCTTGCTTGTGTAATATATGACATGATTGAAATAGTTTTTTATCTTTGCGGGAAGCTACACCAATACGTGTAAGCGTTTCTCTTATTTTTAAAAAATCATCTGGCTCATTTAGAGTGACTTCAAGCATATCACTTGGCACCCATTTTACAATGTTATTTTCTTCCACCTTTGCTCACCTTCTTTATTATTATTTTTATCTGATCAGGTGATAATAGGGGGAGAACTTGTTTGGCTTTTTCTTTGCTATAACCATAGTATTCTTGAACCGCATCAATATCACTTTCACTTTCGGCTTTCATCCATTTAGAAAAACGTTTCCGCTTCCTGATGATATTTATAAGAAAATGATATTGTAGTTTTTTGTCGAGGTGGTGGTATTGGTTCACCACATTTGCAAGACCGACAGTATCAGCAAAATAACTAAGAGAACGATTAATATAGAAAGCGTTATAGACATTTGCGTCTTTGTCGTCCTTCATAAGATCTACCTTAGAAGTATTTATACTTGTGACATAATCAAAAAGTTTTGGCATTAAAATTCTTGTTCCCCATTACCCTCAGGCCACTCAGTAAATGCATATGGCTCAAGTCTTGCTTGGTTTATAATATTAGATAGTTCTTGTTCACTATACTCTAGAGTATCCTTTTTGTTAACGTGAGTATCACCGACATACAACTGAGGTACAGTCTTATGGTTGCGTTCTTTCAGAAAACGTTTAGATCCATCTACTTTAGTTATGTCTATAGTATAATACACATAGCCAGCTTTGTCTAGCATTTCTTTTATAATATCACAGTAGCCACATAGAGGTTGTGTATAAAGTCTTATCTCCTGTTCCATGCTGGTGTCCTTTAAAGTTTATGAAAATTTAATACAAAAGAATGGTCGTGTATTCTTTCTGATGGATTTGTATTATAATAATGAATATTTTGAAGAAACCCTTTTAGCTTTACATTATAGACACCATACATATTCCATCCAAACTTTGGTGCTACACGATTAGAACGCCACTCAGATTTTGAATTCTTTGCTTCAACGTGCCTAGTAAAATATATAGTATCGATACCCTGTTCAGCACAAAAAGGTTTTAAGTTATTTTTAAAATTATCTGCTTCTAGTTTCCAAAACTTAATACCTAAAGAAAATTTATTCTTATCAGTGTTATAAGCTCTTAGTTTTCTCATAACTCTACTATCTACTTGCGGAGTTTTTTTAAAGAAATAACCATATGTAGGTTTATCATCAACTAGATACAATGCTGTATAGTCTCTATCGTAGTCTATCATACGATCATATGTGAAAGGGTTGTCAGCAAGTTGAGTAGGATCTTCTTTAGATGCTAAACTACAAGCATTCCACACCCACTCCTCAACATATTCATCCTTTTTATTATCAGTAAGAAGATATTTCACATTCGGGAGATTGGTATCAAATAACTTTTTCAATGACTTGATTCCTTTTTACCTTACGCAAATTATCATCAATAGCAATGCTATCAACTTTCTTTGGAACAATCTCATAACCACAAACATGATCTTTAACAAAGTTTTTAATATCCATATCACCAGTGAAATAAACTACACATTGCTTACTCACTTTTCTACACAGTGCTAAACTTGCACCATTTTCTATAGCAACCTTTTCTATCTGTTCTGGATATACTCTATCACCACAGTTCTCCATCTTAAATGCGTTGTGTTGACGCCCTGCAAAGAAGAACTCGCCATTACTATTATATTCTATGAGGTCTCCAGTATTCCACCATTCATCTTGATCTTTATACTTGCAAGCAAACTCTATAGAACCATCTTCATGATTAATGAACTTATAATCTATCATAGGATTTATATCATTGAAGTGATAAATGTCTTGCTGTTCAGTGGACATGATTAAAGGTGGAACCTCTGTGCTTCCATAAGCCGTGTTAACTTGTTGCGCTCCTTTAGACCTTATATCTTCCATCATACCATTGGGTGTAACATCACTTCCTATTTGGAATTGTTGCACTCCACTCAAGTCTAAACTCTTCCACGCCTTATGTCTGTGCCAAGTCTTCCACACATTAGGTAACATAAGAGAGTGAGTTGGATTTATTTCTCGTATTCTATTAGGATAATCTGATACTGTTGTTTCTATAAAAACATCACAGTTTGCTATCGAACAAGGATATAGACTCATGGAAGAAAAGCCAATGCCTCTTGGATTGTACAGAGCCAGCATAGTGCTATTTGAACTTAAACCAAATGCTTCAACATTATGCTCTGCAATCTTATGCATGAGTTTACTATCATGCTGGAAGGTCTTAGGTTTACCAGTTGTTCCACTAGTGCTTACAGTTATATTCCAATCTTCTAAATAACCTATGACTGAAGATCTAACATGATCATTATTACTTTTAAGATATTCTACGCCATCAATATAAATCATTTTTCTGCTATTGCCTCTTCTAATACTTCATTATGAGTTCTACCGCCATACAGATGTTTACTACTCCAATCATAAACATGGGGGGCTATCTTAGATGTATATATCCCTTTCTTTTTTATATAGTTATAATCTATTTCAGCTAAAGGTGCAAGAGCGGGATCTATGTTTAATTTACATAAGTCTGTATCCCACTGGTCCAAATACATCTGTTGATCAGCCCACATATAATCTAAATATAAATTATTTGTAAGATAGTTT